TTATTCGCGCCACAGAATATGGCAGAGCTTGTGATCCTTTTCGCGGCACAGCAGAATGCGCGCAAAAACATCATTCAGTTCGCCGCCATCGGTTTCCGCCAGACCAATGACCACTTCTGCGAAGAAGTCTGGGTTCAGGTCGTAATCGACATGTTCCTGCCAGTCTTCCGATGGGTCGAACAGCTCAGCGCCGCCGCGTTCTTCAAACTGCAGGTTGAACAGAATAACATCGGCGGGATCGAGATTATCGACGGCCAGCTCGAGGAAAATGTCGTAAGCCTGCTCAAGCGTTTCGTCTTCAGTAAGACGATTATTTAAATCCATATCCATGATGGCTACCTGTTGAGTTCTATTGGGCACGTTTTACAGCAACGGGCTGAAGAAGTAAAACAGACGTTCGGCAATGCGGTGCCAGAAAGGACGTTTTACCCATAACCGCGCATCCAGTAAGCGGGAGCGGGAAATATAGTCGTCCTGAACAGAGGCTAAATCGGCGCCGAATCCGGCATCATCAATCACTAGCGTAATTTCGAAATTGAGCCACAGGCTGCGCATATCGAGGTTCACGGTACCGACCAGGCTTAGCTCGCCGTCAACCAGTACGCTCTTGGTGTGCAGCAGACCGCCTTCGAATTGATAAATCTTCACGCCTGCAGCCAGTAGTTCGGTAAAGAAGGCTCGGCTTGCCCAACCGACCAACACCGAATCGTTCTTACGCGGCAGGATGATGCTAACATCAACACCGCGCTGGGCGGCGGTACAGATGGCGTGCAGCAAATCTTCGCTCGGGACGAAATAAGGGGTGGTCATGATCAGGTACTCACGGGCGGAGTACGCCGCAGTCAGTAACGCCTGGTGAATCAAATCTTCCGGGAAACCAGGCCCCGAGGCGATGGTCTGAATAGTGTGTCCGCTGGCCTCTTCAAACGGCATAATATTGAGGTCTGGCGCGGGCGGTAATAGGCGTTTGCCGGTTTCTATCTCCCAGTCGCAGGAGTAAACAATACCCATGCCGGTGGCTATTGGGCCTTCCATGCGCGCCATCAGGTCTATCCACTGACCGACGCCGGAGTCTTGCTTGAAGAAGCGTGGGTCGACCATGTTCATACTGCCGGTGTAGGCAATATAGTTATCAATCATGATCATCTTGCGATGCTGTCGCAAATCCATGCGGCGCAGGAAAACACGCATCAGATTGACCTTCAGCGCTTCAACTACTTCGATGCCGGCATTTCGCATCATCGCAGCCCAGGGGCTACGGAAAAACGCGACGCTCCCGGCGGAATCTAACATCAGGCGGCAGTGAACGCCACGGCGTGCGGCAGCCATTAATGATTCGGCAACCTGGTCGGCCATTCCACCGGGCTGCCAGATGTAGAAGACCATTTCGATATTATGGCGAGCAAGCTGGATGTCACGAATGATTGCCTGCATAACATCGTCGGATTCGGTTAACAGCTGAAGCTGGTTTCCTTTCAGGCCGGCAATACCTTGACGACGTTCGCACAGCTTGAACAGCGAAGAGGCCACCTGGCTGTTGTCTTCGGCAAAGATATGATTGCAGGCTTTCAGGTCGCTGAGCCATTTTGCGGTTGATGGCCACATGGCACGCGCGCGTTCGGCGCGGCGCTTGCCGAGGTGGAGCTCCCCTAAAGAGAGGTAGGCGATAATACCGACCAGCGGTAGAATATAGATGATCAGCAGCCACGCCATTGCTGACGGAACGGCGCGACGCTTCATCAAAATGCGCAGCGTTACCCCGGCTATCAACAACCAATACCCCAGAATCGCCATCCAACTCACTACGGTGTAGACGGTTGTCATATTTCGAAAATCCTTTTGAATGCCAGTTGTTAAGAGTTTACGCATCCGAAGGCATCTGGCAAATAAAAACACCATGAGAAAGCGCTGGTCAGCCCTTAGCAAGGGGCTATAATGGGCCGTCTTTTTTTGAAAGAGCGTTAGAAATGAAGCGTAGTAGACCTGAAGTGGGACGCTGGCGGATGCTGAGACAAGCGAGCCGTCGTAAATCGCGTTGGCTGGAAGCTCAGTCTCGCCGCAACATGCGCATCCACTCCATCAGAAAAAGCCTTGTTGGTCGGCAGCGCAATTGCCTGCTGTTCGCCATCTACGATCTCTGATGATATAAAAAGGGCACCGTCAGGGTGCCCTCAGTTTTTTAGCAAGCTACAGCCCGCTTTTATTAAAATACTTTCTTATATTGTCATTCAACTTATTTCGAAGAATTCCGCTCAAAAACGTTCTGTTACGCTCAGGCCTTTCCTGGTCTGGGTTTCCTGCCTTTCATCACTACACTTTGAGCGGGAGTGTTACATAGCGAGTATCTTTGAGCATAGGATTTTGTGTACACTTTTGCGTACTCAAAAGCCAAATGTGTACCCATTCAATGATTACTGACACAAAGCTCAGGAAGGCCCTTGGCAAGAAACGGGATGATATCGAAGTCGTTTCAGATTCTCACGGACTAAATGCAAGAATCAGCCAGACAGGCAAGATTTCATTTTTCTACCGCTATCGGTGGGCCGGAAAAGCGGTAAAGCTCAATGTTGGTGATTATCCCGCAATGAGCATCGCTCAGGCAAGAGAACGGCGCCAACAATTCAGAACCTGGCTTACTGAAGGGCTTGATCCAAGAGAGCAGGTTAAGTTGGAAAAATTGACCAAGCAAGACTCGATGCTAGTCGCTGATGCATTCAACTACTGGATCGAAAAGTATTGTATGGCCAATGGGCTGGCTAAAGTCGATTACTACCGTCTCGTTTTCGCGAAGCACATAGCTGAACCGATGATGAATGTGAAAGTTGATAACTCAACAAAACTTCATTGGATTGAGCTTTTCGACAAAATCGAGAGCCGGGTGATGGCCCACTATATGTTGTCGTTGTGCAAGCGGGCTTTTCGGTTTTGCATTAATAGGGGCGTGATTTCGACTAACCCCCTGGAAGGGCTTTTACCCACTGACGTGGGGCAAAAACCAAAGAAAAGAACACGCCGGCTTGATGATAGCGAGTTGCGCACTATCTATCAGTGGCTAAAAAGTCACATGTCAATCGAGTCTGTTTTCCTGGTCAAGTTCATCATGTTGACCGGCTGCCGAACGGCGGAGATTCGCTTGAGTGAAAGAGCCTGGTTTCATTTAGAAGATAATGAGTGGAACGTCCCTGCAGGTAGCTATAAAACTCGGGTGCACGTGAGGCGTGGGCTTTCCGATGCTGCCGTGGCGCTGGTGAGAAATCATCTTGAGAAAATCAATACTGTCCACTTAGTTACCTCCCAGCGTCTACTTGGTGGAAAAATAAAAGATTCACCGGTTCACCCTCCAGTAGCTTCAAACTATGCACGGAGCATATGGACTGGGGCGGGAATGGAAGAGTGGTCCCTTCATGATATGAGGAGAACGATCGCTACGAACCTCTCAGAGCTTGGTTGCCCGCCTCATGTAGTTGAAAAGCTGCTCGGTCATCAGATGGTTGGTGTAATGGCGCATTACAACCTGCATGATTATATCGATGACCAGAAACACTGGCTCCGCGTCTGGCAGAGCCATCTGGAAGGGATTATCGGAGAGCCATTTAGCTAATTTATCCGCTTTTTTCTTTCCCACTGTTTCACCGACTCCGATCGCCAGCGGTTGGGGTTACCGGGAAAATCAGGCGGTGGAAAAGGGCAGATAAAACCACGTGGCATCGTTTCTTCGCTCTGCCATGACCAAAGGGTTTTACGTGAGATTTTGTATCGACTGGTCAGGTCTGAAGTCAGCAAAATATCATCCATCATTTTCTCCAGTGGCCCTTTTCGGGCCATTTTCAGTATTATTCAATTCACCTGGCCCGGCAGCGCACGCAGCCGGCGCATCCCGGTCATTGCTGTGGCCACATAGCTGCGGCTACGGTTGACCACCTCCACCCAGACCTTCACGCCTTCAACACGCACCGTGTACGTCTCTTTCATTTTGCTGCGCCCGTAGTCACCGTAACGCTGGTGGTGGGTTTCCAGCGCTATCGCACATGCCTGGCGCGCGAGCGGGGATTGTTTACTGCCGCGGTTAATCAGCTTCATGCTCTGGCCCTCCGAACGCAGCGGTTACGCTGAGAGGCGATCAGGGCAACACCAGTGACCGTTTTCTGGAGGCGGGATAACTCCGCCCAAACGGTAGCCGCCCGGCGCCACAATCCGCGCTTTTCCAGTTGCGTGGCCGTCGCCTGCAGCTGTCGTAACTGACCGCGCTCTGTCGGCTCTGGTGCGGGTCCGTTTACCAGTTCGTCGGCATACCAGTCGCTTACGACGAAATTGTGAATACGGCCATCGACGGTATTTCGGGTGCGGATAATCATGCCGCTTTCCGTCATCACGCCGATAACGTAGCGCGTAGCCCGGTCGGTAAGGCAAAGCGCTTCACTGATTTGTGCGGGGCAGGCCTGCGGATTTTCGAGCAGGTAATGAGCGACCGCTTTCTGACGTTCAAATTTATCTACCATGCTGTTAATTCGGCCCCGGCTGGGGCCGACCTCCGTTAGCCAACGTATTCCGGTTTCATGTCCAGCAGGTTGGTGCTGTACCCCTGATACAATTCCTCACCAAGTCGCGGTCTGAGAAAATCCAGTTTCTTCTCAACATCGGAGAACGCGGTTTCGGCGCCATCAGTTCCCGGTTCCGGTAGTTCGTTAATGAGCGCTTTAATTTTTTCGTTAGCGTTTATCTGATGGAATCGAGCGAGGGCTTTATTCTTCAGCTCAACATGAAGATTTGCGCCTAACTCATTTTTCATCGCATCGATTTTGGAGCCTATCGATTTTGCGTCGGCTGCAACTTCCACTGCGTCTATTTGCTGGCGATACTCTTCAGCAATGACTTCAATGTCGAAGTCGCCAGTTGAGTCCACTGATGGATTATCGGAATGTTCGATTGCATCCATATCCTGGCCGGCAGACGCAATCACTTTCTCTTTCTGCCACACCATTTCGCTACCGCGTTCGAGCATTTCCATAATTTCAGAATTGTTAGGCAGACGGCGGCAAAGTCGGTGCGCTGCTGACTTACGTGCCATCGATTCATACCAGTCAACCCACGGGCCTTTATCACTACTTTTACTGGCGGCGCGAACCTTGTTGATATCCTCGATGTTCAGCCATTCGTACTGGAGTTCTCCAGTCTTCATTTTTGCGTAGGCGAATGCCCCGCGCATGGCGCCGCGGTCACCGAGACTTGGTTCGTAGAGAACGTGCTCGCCTTCATCATCCAGCCAGACACGGAAGGTGTCGTTTTCATACACCACGCGGGTGGCTATCACCGAAATCTCGCCAGACTGACGGGCGCGTTTGAGAACGCCGTCGATCATCGGCATGTACTGTGCGACCTTCGTCCAGTCGCCGGAAGCCGTTTTCTTTTTGAAAATAACAAGCGCTGCTTCTCGACCATCGGGGATCAGGCCGTCTTTCGCGCATGCAACAAGGGAATTGATGATGGACTGGCCATCGGCAACCTTGAGGTCTTCGCTGTTTGCGATAGCGACAGCTGCGGCGTTTGTAAATCGCTCGAAACTAACGTGTGCTGGTAGAAGAGACTGAACAGGAACCAGCTCACGATCGAGACTTGCTTTGATATCTATAAGCATGTTGGACATTTCAGCGCTCCTTATTCTTCTACCAGCGCCTGAAGGCGGCGCATGTCGTAATCGTTAAGCTCATCCGTGTAACTGCCAACAATAGGTGCTGGCCACACATCATTTTCCATTGCGTCATTGATCTGTCGCAGTACGCGGCGGTACTCCTGTCGGCCCAACTCCAGCTCTGATTCAGACGCCTGAACAACTGCAACCCAGTGATAACCTGGCTCCTTGTTCACGAAGATCCAGGAGAAGCTATCCAGACCAGCAATATCGCAATACATTGCGGCGCTGAGGTGGTAATCGCGGTCAATAATCTCCCGGTGCAGGCGCTCTTTAATCCGGTCCTGACGAACGTTACCGATAGTGACCGTCTTAAGATCTGCGCAAATATTAAATTCAGTTGTTCTGAGTTCGATATCTGGACGGACGCGGATTTCAAGCCCTGTCTCTTCATCAATACCGAAGTAGCTGACTTCTGACTGTCGCTCTGGATTGCAAAGCAAACTACTGGCGTCGCTGTTGCTGAAGACTGCCTGCTGTATCGCTGTAGCCAGTTCTAGTTGCTCACTGCTGAGGATTGTTTTTCCAGCAACACTTTCACGCCACTGCTGCTCGAATTCATCAGCAAAAATTGCATCAGGGTTAACGGCACAGATTGCTTCCTGAAGCTCTTCTTTTTTGCCAGTTAGTTTCAACTGCTCAGCCTTTGGCTTGTCCGCGTTATATTCGCGAATGAAAGCTTTAAGCGAATCAGTATTGGTGAATGCGTCAGATGGCACCCCAGGAAAAACAGCAAACTCGTCATGCAACTTTTCCGGCTCAAGCGATATGGTATGCACCAGGCTGCCGAACGTCAGTGCGTCGCTACTATCGCGGCGGATGGTTTTGCTTACATGGCGGCCGTGGTAGTACATCAGGGACACGCGTGCGTCTTTCACCTGCGTGGAGCTGATGCCGTTGGCAGCGTGATAAACCTCGTTCGGCAGGCCTTCGTAACGTCCTGGTTCGAAGAAAGCTGGGTACTCAGCAGATGGTGCTGTCTGCGGTTCCTCCGGCGCTTCAGTGGTTACTTCCGGCACGGATTGCTCGTCGGCGGCCAGGCTCGGCGCAGCGGCGGACAGAATTTCCCCGGCGCTGGCGTCAGTTACGGTATCTGCCTGCTGATCATCTTCCACAGCACCTTCGCCTGCTGGTACCGCATCGTTATCTTCGCCTTCGGCGCACTCAGTCTCTTCCATCTGCACATCGCTGGTGTTTTCCTCGGTATTGGCTTGATGTAATTTTTCTTCGGCGGCGCGCTGGCGCACCTGATCTACGACTGAAAGAGCAGGGGCTGGCTGGCTGTCCATCAGACCATCGATGGAGAAAACTCCGTTACCCATGTTGGCGATTTCTGGCTGTGGCTTGGTCAAGTCTTCATGCACCCACTTTGGATCCGTTGGGTCGCTGATACCCGGTACAAACTCCCCACGCTCGGCTGCCAGTCGGCGGCTCACTTCATCGTGGCTGATTTCCTCTGCATTCAATTCATCGCCGTTACCTGCGATGTTTTGAGCGACAGCAACGGTTTCTGCTGTTGGCGCATCATGTTTTGACTCAGTCAAATTGGCATTGATGTAAGTCTGCAGGCTGACCGGGAAGTGGTGAACGTTCTCTGCGGCGCCGCGGATAAGTGCGAAGATAGCGGCGCGCGAATAGTCCAGGATGCCAGCACATTTGCGTAGGGCGGCGGACCACTCTTTGAATGGGCTTTCTTTCTTGCTGACGATCTCTTTAGCCCGGCGATGAATTGAACCCGGAATATTGTAGATGTCGAAATCCATTGGCAAAGTGGCCAGTGCGATCTCTTCGTCCAGCGTATCCAGGGTATGTTCGTAATCGGGGTTGCGGTCTGTCTTATTGCCGCCGCCAGCATTGGTTCCGGTATCGGTGCGCTGGATTTGCGCCACGCGGTTACCTTTCTGCCATTCTTTGACCAGCAGAACGCGGTCGATGTGCTCAGTGGTCGCCCAGGCTTTCACGAACTGAATAACCTGATTCAGCTCACTGCGCTTGTCCTGCGGGAAAACAGCCTTAACAGCGGTGGTCAACTTCCACAGCGTCGGCATGTCGAAGGTCTTAACCTCTGGCGCGTTCTCGGCAGCCAACAGCAGGTTCTGGACGTAGGTATTGTCCGTGTCCATTTCCAGCGCAGCGATTTGCGCCTGGGTTTCTTTGTTGATGCAGTAGACGTGCAGGTCTTCGGCAATGAACTGCGCGAGCAGCTGCACGCGGAAGCCCATCGGCGCGAGGTTGTATTCAACGTTAACAATCTTGCTTTCGTGGCCGTCGTCATCATCCTGTTCTGCGTCTGCGTCTGCGTCTGCGTCTGCGTCTGCGTCGTCAGCATCTTCCTGGTGGAAAGCATCCTGCGGCGCCGTGCCGTCTTTCAGCTGCCAGGTGCGCTGGTCTTCCGCCAGTTCGTAGCGTTCGCACCAGGTAAAATCAACCACGCCTTCTTCAGGCAGGTCGTTAAATACCGGCATGTCAGTGCGGATCGGTTTGGCGTAATCCTTACCGCGGCCAGTTTCGATATCCGCATCTTCCAGCGCGACATCATGCATAAGCTCGGCTCGCGATTCGGTTTTTGCTGAGACCCAGATGACGAAGTCAGGTTTCCCTGATTTCTGAGTTGCCCTGTATAATTTGAAAGATTCCATGTCGGATCCTCTTTTTTGGGTGTTAGAATCCCCGGGCCATTGATGGCGCCCATTGGGTGTGTTCATTGGTTTTGGTAATTTCCGGTGTAACTTTGGTCGGTGGCACCGGACGTACAGGCCCGCTTCGGCGGGTTTTTACGTTATGGCTCGCTGGCCATCTGGTCGCATGAAGCGCAATGTTCGCAGCAGTACTCACGCTCTTCGTGCTTCAGCTGCGCGCCGTGAATCAGCGTCAACTTGCTCTTCACTTCTTTGCCTTGCTCGATTGGCTTTCCGCAGAGGCGGTAAGCGCATTTCTTCTTTTGCATAACTCCCCCGTTAATGGCTAAGGGCATTGCCTACACCATTCAGAAACACTTCAACCAAAAGCTCGGTTGTGTAAGTGCGCTCTACGCCGCGATGCAGATACAAACGGCCGCGAGCGTTGGCTGATGCTGTCCAGGTCGAGTCGTTGTGTTTGACGAGCATTCCCGGCTGAACTGCGCCGCGGTTTACCGTCTGGGTACCGTAGTGCTGATGAACCATATTCCCCTCCGTTGTTATGCCTGTCTTTTCACCACTTCAGGCTCGGTGGTATGCTGGAGTTCTCACACAGCCAGCAAGGAAATTAAAAATGAGCCAAACAACAAATTGCCCTAAGTGCGATTCAACCTCTTTCGAGATGTCCAGTAGCCAAACCATCAACAGCGAAAGGATCCGGTTTGTACAGTGCTCCCGCTGTGGTGCAGCTATATCTGCAATGCCTGTCGATTACTTAGCTGCAATCAAAGAGATACATAAAATCATCAAGTCGAGATTGTGATTTTTTAACTAGATATCTCCCCGAACACCAAAGCAGGAAGTGCGAGCTCCTCCGCCATTAATGCAAGACGTAGAACTTTCACTACGTCTTCTTTTTGCAGATTGCTACTTTTCGCCAGATACGCAGCCTCTTTGCTTAATTTCACCGCAAGCTCTAACAACAGTGCACTTTTAGGGTCTTTGCCGTTTTCCATGATGTTCTCCAGTTTTCGTAAGTGAACTTCGCTGGTGGCGCCGTGTAGCTGATACCCACGGTTGAGCTTTTTCACTCTGCAATTCACCACCGCGAAGCCCACTCTTTGTGTCTTGCCGTCTTCCCGGCTGCCAGAACGTAAAACCTGATGCGCGTTAATCTTTCCACCTCATCCGACTATTCGTATGCCGTCGGCGGCTACTTCGTGGGCGTCCTGCCTCGGTGGTTGGTGTGCGTCTTGGTGTATTTAGTAAAACACCGCTTTACTAATAGGTCAAGTTATTAGGTACCAAAAAGTACAGTATTGCTTTACCAGTGAGTGTGGAGACGCAAAAAAACAGAAAGTTGGACGAAAAAAAACCAGCGCTGAGGCTGGGATCACGAGATGTTTGGGGGGAATGCTAAAGCTGAGTGCCGGGAGAGAGGCAGTAAAAACCCGGCGCGGTGGCCGGGTCATATATAAATTTAATCGATGGATGGCGGTGGGGTTGGAGCTTTTTTGAAGATGGTCCACTGAGAAACATATGTTAAAAGTCTGGAACCTAGCTCTAACTCTTGTCGCAAAATGTCATCGTATCTTTTTCTAGCACTTTGCTTGGTTTCATCACTAGCATCAGGGTCAGACATAGTCCGCTTAAGTTGTCTTTTTTCAGGATTGGAGCAAATTGAAAACATAAGTTTGGTAAAAGACATTCCACCAAAATCCTTCAACGTCCTGATAATAAATAATAAAATCAAAGATAGAAACGGAACAGATCTATATGCCCAATCTCGAAACTCTCCTGCAGGGAATAGATGAGGAATTGCGTCAGTGGCGTATCCGCATAAGACCGTAACAATTAGAAATGGGAGGCCATTTTTAGCAACGCCTTTTACATTATTGTCAGTCATTATTCTTCCCGCAAAACGCCTTAGAATCTACGTGCATTTTTTGTGCTTTGACAACGTAGTAGGCATACCCGATCTTTAGCAACCAATATAAAACAGGTGCAAGAGCTGCGTATAAGGGGATGTAGTACATAACATTACCTCCTGATAACCCAACTATAACACCAAATAGCAAAACTAGAGCGATAGAAAAAATTTTCAGTCCAAGACAACTATCAGGATGTTTTTTATACTGGCTTAGTGATAGCACACCTGACATTTCTGGTGAATACGGGATGTCGCCGACGTGGTTCTCAATCTTTGGCTGGGTATCAAAAACATAAATGTTATCAATAAATACAGCGGATGAAGAACGGTAATCTAAGGAGACGGCAGCCATCGTTAAACCCCCTTAATTTTACCTGAAACATGGTTAGCAGCGAAGGTTGCGATATACCCGCACTCCATACATATTACGGGGAATGCCCAGATACCTCGTCCTGCGGAATTCGGTAACGGGTAAGTGATTAATGCAGGATGATCCTGACTGTCCTCTCTCGGTGGTACTCCCCAAAGAGTTTTTTTACATAAAGGGCAAGCCATCTCTCCAAATTTGTTTTCGAAATCAAGGAAATACTGATGGAACTCAGATCTTGAGACAGATAAAGCCCTTAGTGAAGAGCTTTGAATTTGCTTCTCATTTTTATTTTCAAATTGCTCGCCCATGTGTTTTCCCATTGTTGTTATGACCAATGTAACAAGCCAGCCCCAGAACCAATTTGGTTATTAACTATGGCTATGATTTGTTCTGTATGATTATGTTTTAATCTTCCTGAGACCGAATGCGCCCTTTCATGTACTTCTCGTACATGGCATCAAGCTCTTTGAGGCGGATGGAGAATATGCGCAGCATGTTTTCCCGCTCATCCTCAGGGAGCTGTCGATAGAGTTCTAGCAGTCGCTGCTCATCTGCCTTCAATCCATCCTTTTCGCCGACATCTTCCCCTAAAAGCCAAGGAACAGAGACACCTGCAGCGTCAGCAATCGCCAATGCTGATTGCTTGCTTATCTTCCCAGTCTTGAACCAACCGGTGACAGCTTGCTTGCTGACATTGGCAACCTTGGCCATCTCGGTTTTAGAGAAGCCTTTTTCATTCAGCTCAGTCAGTCGGCTGACCAGACCATGGTTAGTGTCATTGGTATCGGTAGTGTTCATACCTGGATTGTAAACAATAGCTTTACCAGTGGGTAGGCAAGTGTTTATTGACTCAATGGTAAATTGGTGCTTTACTCTGGTCACTAAAGGAGGTCCTATGACTGGTATTGAAAATGCAATTCGACAATCCGGCTCAGCCAGTGCTCTGGGGAAGCTGGTTGGCGTATCAAAAATGGCAGTTTCGTTGTGGCGTAGCAACGGAATCCCAGCAGAGCGGGTTCTACAAGTGTTTGAAGCCACTGGCGTTACCCCGCACGAACTGCGCCCGGATCTTTACCCCAACCCAACAGACGGATTACCAAAACAGGGAGCGTAGTTATGCAAACTCTCAATTTTCATCAGGATACAGGAGCACCGCAGGCTGCGGTGATATCGAATTATCAAGGCGTTACTCGCAATACCAGTAAGCTAACTCGCATTCGCGAAGCCGTGCGCGCCTGGCAGAAAGCCACACCGGGACAGGCACAGATTCACATCTCGCAGCTGGTGGCTAAGGAATGGATTGCTCGCGGCGGGCGCGGGTTGCTGCTGGCCGGTTCCGAAGTTAACACCCGACAGAACTTCTTCCGGATGATTAACGAGCCGGGTCCTAAGAACGACAAAAACCTGATGCTGCTTATCCCGGTCATTGCTGACGTAATGTCTCGCGATAACGAGAAAGTAGCGCGCGAATACGGGCTGCTCGCAAAAACGGAAGCAGAACTGATTGCTGATGCGATGAAGGAATGTACTGAGGCGCATCAGGCCAAGCTGCTAGGGCAGCCAATACAGCGCCTTGAGAAAGAGGTGAGGGAGGCCGCAGAAGCATTGCTTCGCTTCCTGCCGACGGAATCGATCGCTGCTGTGGTAACCAGCCTGGCGGCTATGGCGCCGGGAGTTATTGGATGAGTTATGCAGAAAAGGCGAAAGCCGCGGTGCGCGAACACCAACGGCTTTCAGGTGCAAAAACGGTAGGTAATTGCGGAGTTAAGTATGTCAAATACCGCTGAAGTTATCAAATTTCCCGCCCCGCTACAGGGGCAACAGGAGAGCCGCATGGCTGAGCTGGAAAACGGCTATTTGCGTTTAGCCAACCAGATTCAGGATGCCCTGTGTATCGTTGAGCTATCAGGCCGTGAATTCCGGGTGCTGAATGCTATCGTTCGCCTGACCTATGGCTGGTCCAAGAAGTCTGACCGCATCGCCAATAGCCTCATTGCAGACAAAACGACGCTGAAGGTTAAGCACGTATCTGAAGCGGTGCTGAGCCTTGCTTATCGGAACATCATCATCCTGCGTCGCATTGGGCAAACCAGATACATTGGGGTTAATACCTGCCTGGATAAATGGGCTTATACCAAGCCAAATTGCATGAAGTGTCCGGTGGCGTTCCAGGCTGCTGAAGTCGAAACATGGGTTATTAACGCCCCTGAGTTCATGATTGGCGATCCCCAGAATCAGGGACAGTTATCCCCGAAAACAGGGATGGTTATCCCTGAAAACAGGGATGGTGATTTTACCCCTCCAACCATCCCCGAAAACAGGGATGGTTATCCCCGAATTCAGGGAAAGGCATCCCCGAAAACAGGGAACACCAAAGACATTCTTCCAAAGACAAATATAAAAACAGATCTAACCCCCTCTAATCCCCCAAAGGGGAAGGTGAAGTTTGACCCGATGACAATCCCTGTTCCTGAGTGGCTTGATTCTGAGTCCTGGGGGGAATGGGTTGCTTATCGCCAGCAGTCTGGAAAAGCCATCAAGACCGAAATGACGGTCACCAAAGCGTTCAAACTGCTGAAGGCCTGCCTGGACGAAGGGCATAACCCGGTGGACGTGATCAACACCAGCATCGCCAACGGGTACCAGGGGCTGTTCAAGCCGAAGTTCGCGCTCAACGACCGCAAAGCGGGCAGGGATGTGAACCATATTTCTGAGCCAGATAAAACCATCCCAACCGGGTTCAGGGGGTAACAGTGAAAAATATTGTTAATTCCGGCAGTGCGCTTGAGCGCCTGAAGAAACTCATTCCGCCCGGCGTGCAGCCGAAATTCACTAACGCAGCAGAGCTGCTGGCGTGGCAACGGGAAGAAGGCCTCAAACGGTGTGAGGAGCTGGACAAACTGAACCAGAAAGCGCGGACAGAGAAAATCTTTGGTCGTTCCGGCATCCAGAGTCTGCATCGCAGCTGTACGTTCGCCAACTACGAGGTATCCAGCGAGCAACAGCGCAAGGCGTACACCATGGCGAAAAGCTACGCGCAGAACTTCGGGAATGGCTTCGCGAGCTTCGTGTTCAGCGGCGGCCCGGGCACTGGCAAAAATCATCTTGCCGCGGCGATTGGCAACCATCTCCTGGCTGCTGGCCATACGGTTCTGGTCGTCACCATTCCGGATCTGATGCTCCGGGTTCGCGAGTGTTACGACGGCGGCCAGTCGGAAGCCTCTCTGCTGGATGACCTCTGCAAAGTTGACCTGTTGGTGCTGGACGAGGTCGGCATTCAACGCGGCAGCAGTGGCGAAAAGGTCATTCTGAATCAGGTTATCGATCGCCGGCTGTCGTCGATGAAACCGGTTGGCGTGCTGACGAACCTGAACCACGCAGGGCTTCAGGATGCTCTGGGGCTTCGAATTATCGACCGCTTAACCATGGATAACGGCATCTGGGTGAACTTTGACTGGGCCAGCTACCGCAAGAACGTATCGCATCTGAGGGCAGTGAAATGAGCATGAAACCAACATACGAACAGCTTGAGCAGCAGCTTGCTGCTGTGGTAGCGGAGAATGAAAAGCAGCAGACGCATAGCGAGGCTCTAGCGGTCGATAATGCAGCATTGCGTGAAGTGGTTGAGCGCATGGTTAACCAATTTGCAATGAGCGGTATTTCTCCAGAGGAGAAGTCAATCAATCCCGCGAAATCACTAATGTTTGATGCTAAATCAGCATTGTTTATGCCAGCAACCGACGCGTACCTGGCTGAAGTGCGGGCTCATGCTCGTAACGAAGGTATCAACTATGCAGCTAGCCGTCTCGCTGCGGCTTTCAATCATGGGTTTGTAGATAAGCCACTGGCAGAAGTCTACGACGTGGTGCGCATGATTCTGACTGCGAAAGAAGACCTGGCAAACGACCCAGCAGCAGACGGTCTTTCTGGAGAGTATGCCGAGAAGTCGCTAGTTGAGTTCGCCGCCCAGTTACGCCAAGGAGCCGAGCATGAGTAATACAGCAAAACTTCAACTCGGTTTCTCCCCGCTGAGCAAAACAATCACCCTTGCAAAAATGCGCGATTTGGACGGCGGCGGACGCTTACGCGTGGGAAATGATCGTGGTCGCGATGTTACCAACGAGGCCGCACAACTTGTCTGGCAGTTGGTTATGGCTGAAGGCGGTGAAATCGGCTGGGAGCTTGATGACGGCTCTCGCATGATTCTGAGGGCGGAAAAACGGGAGGCCCAATGAACGATATCACAGCACTGATGGCGACCATGAAAGCGGCAGCAGAGAAGGCTACCGAAGCACATGAGCGACTTAGCGCTATGCCGTCAGATGGGCTATTCGATGCCTCGCTTGCAGAAAATGCACAACTTGAATCTGACATTACTGCGCTTATCGCCCATAACGACGCGTCAACTCCAGCCAACGTTCGGGCGCTGGTAGAGGCGCTGGAGAAGGCGCAGCACGATTCAGCGGTTAATTGGGAGGCCGCCGCATCGATGAACGTCGAAAATCAGGAGCTGAAGCAACGCATCGCCGAACTGGAGTCACGCACCGTCACCGTGAAGTCGGTTCCCCCTGAAGTCCGTAATGCACTGAAAGCCGAAGGGCTCGCTGATGTGCTGAAAGACGCTGAAGAATACATGCCGCTTACCGCTGGGCAATGGGAAGCGCTCACAAGAAACCGGTATTACACATTCATCCGACTCTCAGGTGCCGCCGCTGGCATCCAGGTTATCGAAGGAGGCGCATGATGGCACTGACGAAGAAACAGCGCGCAGACCTGCGCATGAAGTTCGGCGGCCGCTGCGCCTATTGCGGATGTGAGCTACCAGAGAAGGGGTGGCATGCTGACCATGTTCAGGCGGTGCTGCGCATATCGGAGCAGTGTATGAAAGCTGCTGCGAAAGGCATCTTCAAACTAAAGGCGACGGGGGAATTCTACAGACCAGAGGCTGAAAGGCTGGAGAACATGTTCCCGGCATGCGCGCCCTGCAACCTACTGAAAACGTCCTACTCGCTGGAAATGTTCAGAAAGCAGGTATCTCTTCAGGTTGAGCGTGGGCGCAAGAGCAGCGTGAACTTCCGCACGGCAGAGCGTTTCGGCCTTATCGAGGCAGTAGAAAAGCCAGTCGTGTTCTGGTTCGAAAAATATCAGGAAGGTGCAGCATGACAATCAACTTAATAGACCCAGCTAACCACCCGGCAAACGGGAAATTAACAGATGATCGTCTTGTTCGTGTGCGTAACGAGCTGGAGCGCATGCTCTCGTATCGAAATGGCAGCACTCAGGACTATGTCACCACCGATGCGATAAAAGCGATAGACGAGCTCCTAGAACGCCGTAAAGCAGCGGGGCCGGAACTGAAGCCTGCAAATCTCATCAATAAGTTTTACGAGCGTTACCCGGTAGCATCATTCAAAAGCGATACCGAACGCGCCGCCGCGCTGGGGTATTTCATGGCTGGCGCTGAGCTTCAGTGCTTTGGTGAGTTTGTTAAATACGAGGATTTGTGCGGCGATGAATAACCAGTTAACAGCCCCTCAAGCACCAGTAACCGATGAAGAACTCGACCAGATGATATGGAAGTTAGAGCGTGACGGCATGACGCCCAAGATGCTGTCGCTGATGAGAGAGCTGCGGGAAGTGCGGAGGGTGAACGGTGATGGTCGCGGCCAGTTCGAGGAATGGTTCAAGTTCCACCACGGCGAGGAAGGTTCAATCGTCACCCTGCATCGTGCTAACGGCGGTGCAAATTATGCAGACCCTCATGTCGATTTGGCATGGATAGCTTGGAGGGACAGCCGCGCCGCCATGCTTAATTCAGAAAAACTTAATCAACCTGTTAGCGACTCTTACAAGTTGCCGGTTACGCAGATTAAGCCCGTAGCCGACCTTTACGGAATAACGTCGCCAACCGGTAGCGAAACATCATTCACATTCGATGCTGTTGAGGCATCCGACTTTGCCAAAGGTGGCTGGTCGGTGCAGGAATACGTCGAACTGGAGCGCTATCAGGAAGCGATGGCTGGCAACCCTCCGGTAACTCCGGATGGTTGGAGGGAAGAGGCAGAACGACTGGCCGAGCTTCATGGCTGCAGCTTTGTTGTGTTCCGCCATGGAGAGGGGCCTCAGTGCGCTGACCCTACCAAGGTCATCATCTCGTTTACGGATAAAGGCCTGGGGTACTCGGATTCTGACAATTTTCGGGAAAACGTGAATTCGTCAACCAACAATTTTCGGGAAAATCCGGATGCGTCAACCAATTGCCCGAAATGCGGCGGGCATGGAACTTATCACTGCCCGCAGATGCTTGGAACGGTCGAATGCGAATGTACTTTTCCGGCTGCACTACGGCGGGAGGTGAGTGGCAGGATTCAGGAAGAGAGGGCGCAGATTAGAGAAGAGATGGTCATGGGGGCTCGACTGACCAGGCATCGCTTCAAACCTTAACTACCATACAAGCGATATGGGAATTCCCATATCGACAATATAACCCGCTAAGAAAACTGTCCAACTTCTGGGGTGCAGTTCATACGGCGGGTTTTTTTATCGACATAAAAAACATAATGGAAACAAAGGGGTGACTTTCACAAAAAATGGCTTCCCGGGATTGATAAATCTTCCGGATGGGTATACTGTTTATTTATACAGTATTTCGAGCGGGAGGAATTATGAAGGTTGAAGTCACGATCGATAAAATGAAAAAGCTGCCTACTGGTGCTGAAGCCGCTCTGGAAATCGAGCTGCTGCGTCGGTTAAGCCAGAGCTATGAAGACTGCAAGCTGACTATCCGTCGCGCTGGTACCGATGGCCTCAGTGTCCTTGGTGGGGCTGACGGTGACAAAAAGCGTGTTGAGCAGATTCTTCAAGAAACATGGGAAAGCGCGGATGACTGGTTCTACTGAGCAGCGTGAAAACGACAGCACCTGGTATGATGTCGTTCGACGTGATGATCAGGTTGTCGTATACAGTTTTCCGACGGATGGCCGCTATCTCATGTACCGTCGAAATGGTCTGGTTTCTTTCCGCCCCTTACTCGAGGAGGAGGAAATTTTTACACTGAATGGATTTATGCAGTTTGCGGAGAGGATCGGCTACCGGGTAATTCCACCATCTGATATTATAATCTCATAGGCCTGAACAACCTATGCCTGATGCGCCACGGAGAAAACCATGGCGCAGTTACAACTCATCAAGCAAAACTCTGGAATCCTGATCCCGGCCACGCCCGAGACCAGCGATATCCTGCAATCAAAAATCAAGCTTGGCGCCGTGCTGGTGGCTGAGTTCAAGCAGGTTCGCAACCCTGCATTTCACCGGCGATTCTTCGCGCTGCTTAACCTCGGCTTCGAATACTGGGAACCTGCCGGTGGCGCTATCTCGTCCAACGAGCGCAAACTGGTGACCGGGTTCGCTAATTTCCTGTCGACGTACGGCGGCAGCGCAAACGCCCTGCAGGACGCCGCTGAGCATTACCTCGAGCAGGTAGCCGGGCGACGCGTCACAAACGGCATCAGCCTCTGCAAATCATACGAAGCGTACCGGGCCTGGGTCATCGTCGAAGCCGGGCATTACGACACCATCAAACTGCCTGACGGTTCACTCCGCAAACACCCCCGTAGCATCTCCTTCGCGAATATGGGCGAAATCGAGTTCCAGCAGCTCTACAAGGCCGCGCTTGATGTCCTCTGGCACTGGATATTGTCCAAGCCATTCCGTACGCAGGATGAGGCTGAGAACGCCGCTGCGCAGCTGATGAGCTTTGGGTGATGATGCCGATGAAATACAGCTGGTTCCATTATCCAGAATGCACCACCGAACAGGCCGACGAGCTGGTGGCGAACTACCGGCGCCGCGGCGTCAAAGTAGAACGCAGCCTGAACCGCGACAACATCACCTGGACTGTCAGCGCGCAGCTGCCGGAAGGCGATAAAGCACCGCGCCCGAGTCGTGTGTGGCAAAGCAAGGCGTGGGGGTAAGTATGGCTAATTTGCGCAAAGAAGCTCGTGGGCGTGAATGTCAGGTACGAATCCCTGGCGTCTGCAACGGTAACCCGGAAACGTCCGTTCTGGCGCATATCCGTCTTGCTGGCCTATGCGGGACCGGCATTAAACCGCCAGACCTGATCGCCACCATCACATGCAGCAGCTGCCACGACGAAATAGACCGCCGCACTCACCTGGTTGATGCGGATTATGCAAAGGAGTGCGCGCTGGAAGGCATGGCTCGCACGCAGGTTATCTGGTTGAAAGAGGGGTTAGTTAAATGAACACATACCGCATCAGCCTGGCATGGCCTCCAAGCAATAACCGCTACTACCGGCACAACCGGGGGCGCACTCACATCAGCACCGAAGGGAAGCAGTATCGCTACATGGTAGCTGAAGTCATTAAGCAAGAGATGCTCGATATCGGTATCACTTCACCGCTGAAAGTTCGTATCGAGCGCCACATGCCAGACCGCCGTCGCCGAGACCTGGACAACCTGCAAAAGGCAGCATTCGACGCGCTGACCAAAGCAGGGTTCTGGATGGATGACGTGCAGGTAGTCGACTATCGCGTCGTGAAGATGCCGGTAGTGAAGGGCGGGCGTCTTGAATTGACAATTACCGAAATGGAGCCCGCATGAAACTTGAGTCTTTATTTCTGCTGGTCTTTTACCTAATTCCTCTGATCGCAATGGGGATTATCAGTCATATCAATTACAAAAAATGCCGCATTAAGTTCTCAGCAATCAGTAAAGGAATTCGTTTTCAAAGAAAGTATCAAATGCTGAAAAGCCTTTATCCAGACCGGGAGGATATATGACTTTTTCAGACCTTTTGCGGTATCAGGCTGAAAGCATCATGCGAGCCAGTCTTAAGCCGATCGCAAAGCACAGCAAACCGAAGCAATCCAAACAGCCTGAAGGAGCATCAGCATGAATACGAATACAGCCAAACCAAAAATGATGCCCTCTATGGATAGAATTTTGGAGTTGGTCAGTTATGACAAAATGACGGGGATTTTTGTTAGGAAGAAGAAAACTAACAGGAATCAGGTAATTGGTGAGCGTGTTGGAACTTTAACAAGCGAAGGTTACTTGGTAATTCAGATTGATAAAGAAAGGTTTTATGCTCACAGATTAGCCTATTACCTATTGACTGGAGAACAGCCTGCAGTTGTTGACCACGAAAATGGGAATCGAATAGACAACAGAGAAATTAATCTGCGCGGAGCCTCTCGTTGCCAAAACGTATACAACGCAGAAAAAACAAAAAGAAACAAAAGTGGGCATAAAAATGTTCACTGGAATAATCGAAGTAATAAGTGGGATGTGCAAATAAATGCAGATAAAAGGTCGTTTTGGGGAGGGAGCTTTTCTTCTTTAGATGAAGCAGTTAGGGAATGCAAAAGCTTGAGAATGAAATTGCATGGTGAGTTCGCTAACCACGGAGAAGAAAGATGAGTCGTATAAATTTGCAATACGTACGCGAGCAGCTCCTGGTGGCGACAGCCGATTTGAGTGGCGCGACAAAAGGTCAACTGATGGCGTGGCTTGAGAACGCGCAATTCGATACCGGTACATTCAAGCGCAAGAAGCCACGTGTACGTGATGCTGTAACAGGGAAGATGGTGACATTGGATAATCCACCGATTCCCGGCAAGCAGTCCCGCGCTAAAGGCTCACACATCCCACTCGTTCAGCCGGTCGAGTATTCGACATCATCATGGCGGCGCGCCCTGATGTCTCTGGATGAACACCAGAAGGCGTGGCTGTTGTGGAACTACAGCGAGAATGTGCGATGGGATAACCAGGTTGAGATTACTCAGTGGGTATGGGATGAATTCAAGTCGCAGATGGGTGCGCGGAAGGTTGCTGGTAAAACTCTCAACCGATTGAAGGCGTTAATCTGGCTTGCAGCTCAGGATGTTAAATCCGAACTGTCCGGGCGCAGCACATACGAATACCAGCAACTGGCACAACTGGTAGGAGTGGCAAAGGCAACCTGGACTGAAACCTACCTCCCGCACTGGCTGGCGATGAAGCAAGCATTTGTGCATCTTGATAATCAGGCGCTACTTTCGGTTTCGCGATCACGTTCACAACAAAAGGCGACAAATTTAGATGTAAGTCTTGCAAAACCGAACTGAAACGGCTATATTTCGTATAAATCTGATATTGTGTCATTGTTGTATGCATTGACAGGTAAAGATTTCAAAGCCTCGCCATCGTGCGGGGCTTTTTAGTTAGTCATGGCTAGATAGGCCAATCGAAAAGAGTTATCGTCAACTCCTGCCATGGCGAACCAATGACGAGCAACTAGACGAGGTTGTAATGCTGGTTTCAGAATTAATTTCAATCCTTCAAGAGTCCATTATGAAGAGTGGAGATATGGAGGTTTTGATTAAAGACGATGGGTACTTTTCCTGTGAAAGTGAGAAGGGGACGTACTATCCTCCTTTCATTGAGCCAGTTATTGTTAAGTTGGTCGAAGATTGTGTTGTACACGTAAAACCAGATACGGAATCATCAAGAGCCGCTCTCGATGAAATCTTAAATGAGGTTAAGTCAGGGCCGGCTTTGGTTATCGGTAAGACGGTTGACAGACCTTAACTAAGTATAAGTGCCGTTAGAGGTCACCTTAGGGTGGCCTTTTTCACATCTGCAATCCGGTCAGGTCTTTTGAGTGAATACGTGCTGCACGACACGTTGAATCTCATACGCGAGAGCTCTGAGCCAGATTCCATCTCTGGGCATTGAGGCAGGGTGCATATTAACCTCTCTGGTGTCGGTAGACATATCGGCCGTCTGCTCTACGAAACGGAGATCGCAACAGGTAAGAGCATTGACCATGCTGAAATGGGCCGCGCATCAACTCGGTGCGCGCGAGTAAATACCCGCTACAGATTACCAGTGCTCTTCCCGTTGTGGTGAAAGAACATATCGGCTAATACCCGGCCAATAACTCAGCGGCACGCAAATACCGATTGGAGTTAAGCAAGAGATGGGCGCTCGCCATCACAACCACCGCCACCACCAGGGGCCTTTAGGCCATAGAGCCGACATTGCCCTCATATTGCCAGCCTTTGCGCTGGCTTTTTTATTTTCAGGCTCCGGGAAAACTCCCCGACGTGTGTTGTTGTTAAATCAGCCCGAGAGCCTGAACCCCTTACACACAGCACCCCGAAATCCCGGAGGTGTGGAATGCAACGTATGAACCCGACAGATGGACATAACCTGCCGTACTGGTGGTCAACCGCTCTGGGGGTATTTTCCTTGCTCAGTTTACAGGACTACGTCTTTATCCTCGGCGCGCTGATATCGGCGTATTTCACGATAAAGACCTATTACGCGAAGCGCAAAGAAGAGCGGGAACGCCTCGAAGAAGAAAAGAAACGCACACAGCTGCTGGCCGATTACCTGGCTGATGTGAGTCAAAAACCACACTCTGATCGCCCAGCTTCCGCTGAGGTGGTAACGGAGGCTATGCGGAGGATTACCAGTGGCGAACTTGAGGCTGAGTAAGAAAAGCGGGGCTGTGGGCGTTGTGTGTTCCGTTGGCACCATCATTGCCATCGTGATAAGCGCCGGCCATGTGCGCACGAACGAGCGAGGACTGGAGTTAATCGGCAATGCTGAATCCTGTCGCCGTGACCCTTATGTCTGCCCGGCTGGAGTACTGACGGACGGAATTGGCAATACCCACGACGTAAAAGCTGGTGTCCGAAAAACGGATGAGCAGATCGCCCGCGACTGGGAAATGAATATTCTGGAAGCGGAGAAGTGCGTTAACAGCTACGCCAGCGGTAAGGGGCTCAGCGACGACACATTCTCTGCCGTCACCTCTATCACCTTCAATGTCGGCTGCGGCGCCATGAGAAAATCCACGCTCTACTCAATGCTGCGTGACGGTCCCGCTGCCTGGCCTTCAGCCTGTAACCAGTTCACGCGATGGGTATACGCCGGAAAGACCATCCTGCCGGGCCTGGTTAAACGCCGTGACGCGGAGAAGCAACTCTGCCTGGATGGGCTGAAATGATCTCGCTGGCGGATTTTAAAATTGGTTGGCGCGCTATCTTGCTGGTTGGCGTCGTAATCATCATTGCGGTGCTCTGTGTGCAGCTTGCGCGCAGCAATGCAGAACTGACCACGTCAGAGAGTGACAACCGGGTACTGCGCAGCGACAACGCGCTACAGGCAAGGGTGATAACCACACAGGCGTTCAACTTCAACCGGTTTAACCAGGTAGCAGAGAACGCCAGCCGCATGAATTCGCTGATAGATGCCGGTACCGAAAAGACTGTCATCGAATACCGGGAGATTCTCCGACGTGAAAAGACATGTGATCTGCCTGTTCCTGCTGATGTCGCTGGTGGGCTGCTCAACTACACGTACCGTCTACGTGCCAGCGCAATGCACCCCGATACCGGGAACACTGACTCAGCCGGTGATAGCGCCGCTGCCGCCAGCGCAATAACGTACTGTCAGGCTGTGCTGTGGATTAACCCGCTGTTGGCTGCAATTGAGAAGGCGAATAACCAGTTGGCGGGAATACGGGAAATAGAGAATATCAGAGCCTCGCAATAGCGTGGCTTTTTATTGCGCTTCGCATGCGCATTCCAAAGAGAGACTTTCAGTCGTGAGCCTGGGCAATCCGTTCGCTCTTGGCGGCGTTGCCATGCGACAGGCTCACATCTAAAAGGAAAAAATATGAAAGGTGAAGTTCACGATCACGCATGTGCAAACTGCTTTGCCGATAAAGGCCCATGCCTGGGTGAATGCAATGTTTATGACGAAAACAGGAATCTTGCTGCAGGTGTAATGCAGGAATATTTCCCGAATGGTGGAAGGGACTGGGATGGAGTCCTTAGCCTGTTCGATGCCATTTACGCTGGAAAAATCCCGGGGGTGAAAGTTCAAATAACTCAGCTAAAACCACCTCGCAACGAAATGCTCGAATACATCAAAACTGCAATTGGCGAAGGTTACCAGCCAGAGCATGAAGATGCGGTATCTGATCTGTCAGTAATCGATGGACTGAATGATGGCGATCTGAATCGTGAATTTGGTAAATGTTGGCAGTGGTACAGCCTGGGCGGAGGTATCCACGAAACACTCGACAAGAAAGTCAGCTTCGAACAAGCAGCTGAACCGCTGATTAAATGGCTGGCAGAAAACGTTCATCCCCACCATACGGTCATTGTTACCAGCACTGATGCTGAATTACTTCAGAGCGAAAAGTCGCATCTAACCGATAAATTCCTGGTCGATTGACATTACAGAGGCCATTCACTGAGTGGCTTCAATAATGACAACCTGAGGAAACAGTAATGGCAAAACCGGACTGGGGCGAGCTTCAGCAACGGTTCCTGTCCGAACATGCCAAATCCGGCATTTCCCCGAAAGAATGGTGCGAAGCGCAGGGACTGAATTACTCGACCGCAAAGCGCTACATCAAAGTTACGAATTACGGTGCGAATTCGCAGAAAGGAAGCGCGAAAAAAAATGCGAATTCGCAGAAGGGAAAGAGCGGTAAGCAAAGGTCATCAGCAAAAGCTGATAAGCCAGCAAATCGCAGCAAACCATCAAATTCCCCAGAAACGAAACCGATACGCGGTACAAGGTGCTCACCGCCAACAAACCCATTCCAGCCCGGCAACCAGCACGCACTGAAACACGGTGGCTACGGTCGCCGCATGCTGCTCTCTGACGCTGTAACGGAAGACGCTCAGGCGCTGACGCTGGATGATGAGTTGTTCTGGCTACGAGCTGCGAGCCTAACTGCTGCGGAGAACATTGGCCGCTGGCGGGAAAAGTTGGAAGGTGCGAACACTGAAGAGGCCAAGGTGTTGCACGACCTCATTTCCTCTGCTGAAAAATCCATGCACCGCAACACGGCGCGTATTGAGTCGCTGGAGTATACGAAGGGAAACATCGCGAAGATGCAGGTGGATTCAGCGTACCGAGAAGCGGCGACAGAGAAGATAGAGCTTGAGGTGGGCGTGTTGAAAGACGGTGGAAGCGATAACGCGATCGTCGTGCATAACGCATTGCCAATACCAGGAAGATGATATGGCTGATATTCACCTGCCTACGCTGCATGATGGGCAGCTGAAAGTCTGGTCTGATGCCTGGGATTATCCACTTAACGCGGTACGCTGCGGAAGGCGGTGGGGTAAGACCTTCATGCTTTCCAGTGCTGCCGTTACGTACTCCACTGCACCATTTAAACGCCCGGGTATGGATATAGAGCTCGGCGGCCGGGTGGGCATCTTCACTGCTGAATATCGTCAGTATCAGGAGATCTACGACAAGCTCGAAGAAATCCTGCTCCCTCTGAAGAAAAGCTTTAGCCGCCAAGAAAAGCGCCTGCTGCTGAAGAACGGCGGCAAGGTCGACTTCTGGGTTACCAACGACAACAAACTGGCCGGCCGCGGTCGTGAATATGATCTGGTTCTGATTGATGAGGCTGCATTCACCAAATCGCCAGAAATGCTCACGGAGATATGGCCCAAGTCCATAAAGCCGACGTTGCTGACGACAAAGGGCCGTGCCTACGTATTCTCTACGCCTGATGGTGTTGATGAGGACAACTTCTTCTACGCCATCTGCAATGACCCGAAGCATGGCTTTCATCAGCACCATGCGCCGACATCATCAAACCCTTTCGTTCCTCCCGATGAACTGGAGAAGGAGCGGGAACGCTGTGAACCTCGAGTATTCCGCCAGGAGTTCCTCGCTGAGTTCGTGGACTGGTCCGCTGATGCGCTATTTGACGTGAGTAAGTGGTTTGTCGACGAGCAGCCGGTTAATTACCCGGAAATGTGCCAGGCGGTGTTTGCTGTCATGGATACCGCCGTCAAAGGTGGCTCAGAGCATGACGGCACGGCAGTTGTGTACTACGCCGTCGACACCCGGCCCGGAATCCAGCGCCTCACCATTCTGGACTGGGATGTGGTGCAGATTGACGGCGCGCTGCTGGAAACGTGGATGCCGTCGGTATTCGACCGGCTCAATGAGCTTTCCGGGCAATGCGTCGCCATCAACGGCAGCCTGGGCGTATTTATCGAAGATGCCAGTATGGGCAGCATCCTTCTGCAAAAGGGCGAAAGCCTCGGGTGGCCGGTCAACAAGATTGAGTCCGCCCTGACCAGCAAAGGTAAGGACGAGCGCGCCATTATGGCATCCGGTTATCACTACCGCGGCCTGGCGAAAATATCCCGATACGCCTACGAGAAGACAGCAGTCTTCAAGGGTGAGACAGCAAACCATCTGCACAAGCAGGTTTCCCGATTCCATCTTGCCGACAAAAAAGCACATAAGCGCGCTGATGACTTGCTCGATGACTACACCTACGGGCTGATCATCGCTTTCGGCAGCAGCGACGCAATCTGACGAGAGAACCAATGAACGAAGACGATTTCGAAATCGGCAGCTGCTCTCCCGAGTTGATGGCATTGCTGGACAGTGATGACATTCAGCCAGGCTCATCGGCTGGCTATCAGGCCTGTAAAACGATTTACCTTTTCCATCCGCTTGGCGGCAAGATGGTTGATCGCCCGATTAAAATGGCGATGAATGAGCCGCGCACCGTACACGTTGCCCAGTCCTATGGACTTGAGCAGCGACTGCGTGACGCGTTCGAGCGAGAATGGAAAGCGATGGGTGCTAACCAGCATATCGCTAACGCCGCGCGCATCGCCCGAATTTACGGTGTCTCAGCGATAGCAATGCTGGTGGATAATCAGGATCCGTCACAGGCTATCGACTTCACCACACTGTATAAGCACAACGTCAGCTTCAATATTCTGGACCCACTCAACACCGCCGGCAGTATCGTGTTGAATCAGGATCCGAATGCCCAGGACTTTCAGAAAGTCGACGGCATCCGGGTTGCTGGAAAGCCTTATCACAAATCTCGCTGTGTCGTTGTTCAGAACGAAGACCCGATTTACCTGGCTTACAACCCGGCTGCATTCGGTTTTACCGGGCGCAGCGTCTACCAGCGTGCTCTGTTCCCGCTGAAGTCCTTCATCCAGACCATGCGCACCGACGACATGGTTGCGGTGAAAGGCGGCCTGCTGATTACCAAAATTGCAAGTGCCGGGGCCGTTGTTAACAAAGTTATGCAGGCACTTGGTGGCTTCAAGCGCATGCTGCTGAAAAGAGGTAAAACTGGCGAAGTCTTGCAGATTGGTCCGCAAGACAATATCGAGTCGATCGACCTGAGCAACCTGGAAAAGCCTCTCGACTCTGCGCGTAAACACATTCTGGAGAACGTGGCAGCAGCCGCCGACATGCCAGCGATCATCCTCAACTCCGAGACGTTCGCCCAGGGGTTTGGTGAAGGCACAGAAGATGCCCGCGCCGTGGCGGTGTACATCGACAACATCCGCGAGTGGCTGGATCAGCTTTACGCGTTCTTTATCCGCGTATGCCAGTACCGCGCATGGAGCATTGAGTTTTTCCAGTCTCTGCGTGCCGACTTCCCGGAGCTGAAAAACACCTACAGCGTGTATTTCGCGAGCTGGATAAACAACTTCGAATATCGCTGGCCGTCCTCCCTGAAAGAGCCAGAAAGCGAGAAGGTGAAGGTCGACGAAACGCGCTTTAAGGCAATCGTCAGCATGCTGGAAGTGTTGTTGCCGCAGTTAACGGCGGACCCGGAAAACCGCGCGACGCTGATCGAGTGGGGGTGTGAAAATGCCAACGCCAACGAGAGCCTCTTTCCTCAGCGGCTAAACCTCGATTACGACTCTCTGAAAGAAAACCCACCGCCGGAACCGCCGAAAGCTGAAGAACCGGGCGACGGGATGATGCTATGAACACTTTTACCAGAACCGTGCGAGACGCGGTGAAGTTCTTTCTACGCAACGGATACTCATCTCGTGAAGAGCTTGAACGTTGGCAAAGCATCATCCGCCAGGCAGCAGAAAGCGAAACTGCTGATGACTATATGGCAATGGTCACGCGCAACCTGACGAAAGCCTACGACCTGCAGATTGGGCATGCAGGCGCGCTGAAGCGCCATATAGGCATATCCCGGTTCACGCTCAATTATCTTGAGCCAAAGCTGCGCGCAGAACTCGACAGGCGCATACTCGCCAGCGCTGACCTCATCCAGCTTAACCGCAAAAAGGCCATCGATACCACGCTATCCCGCTTTAGCGGCTGGGCCAGCAGCATTCCCTCTGCCGACAGCATTGCACTGACTGGTATTCAAGGGACGATGCGGGAGACGGCAGCGCACATTCAGAAGTCTGCTGAACAGGTCGACTTTGAAGCGCGGCGCGTGATGATTGACCAGAACCATAAACTGATTGCCAATATCGATAACGTCATCGCGACGAGCAATAACGCTATAGCGGCGATTTGGCACAGCCACTGGCGACAGTCCGGATACGACTTCCGGGAAGACCACAAAGAACGTGACCAGCTTTTCTATCTGATACGCGGGAACTGGGCGCAGAAAAACGGATACGTGAAAGCCGGTCCTGCTGGTTATCTCGACGAAATCACGCAGCCAGGTGAAGAGGTCTTTTGCCGCTGCTACGTCACCTACATCTACAACCTCCGCAGCATCCCTGAATACATGCTGACCCAGAAGGGTAGCAAGTTTATGGAGTCGATGAAGAAAGCAGCATAGGAGCATTGGATCGTGGCTATTTTCGCTAGCGGTATCATGTTCCGGCAGGGGAAGAAGATATTTCTCATCCAGCGCTCTGACGATGGCACCTGGTGCCCACCGGGCGGCAAGCTTGAGCCTGGAGAAATAGCAGCTGACGCTGCAAGGCGTGAGGTGCTGGAAGAGGTGGGTTATCAGTACGATGGCCCGCTGACACCGTACAGCGCTGCGAATGACTATCTCACCTACCGGGCCGACATTGGCACCCAGTTTGAACCAACCATCAACGATGAATCACTGGCCGCTGGCTGGTTTGACATCAACGATATGCCCAAGCCGTTACACCCTCCATTTGCAGAGGTGATGACGGCTCCGGCGCTCAATGAAACGCAGGTGGCGGCGCTAATTGCCGACGGCACGCTGAGCAGCCCGCAATTCTTTACCAACATGTGGATGTACGCCATCCGGGTGACCGGAACCGGTGTTACCTGGCGTTCCGCAGACCAGCAGATGGCCTTCCGTAACCCGGATGACTATCTCACCCCCGAATTTCTCCAGCGCGTGGCCGGTGTTCCGCTTATCTGGCTGCATCCGGAGAAAAACAAACTCGATAGCGATGAATTCGCCAGACGTGTTATCGGCACCCTGACAAACGCCTGGGTTTCTGATAACGGCGAGGTGTGGGCCATCGCCCGCGTGTACGACGCTGAAGCCGCCGAGATTATGGCGACCAGGCAACTGAGCACTTCACCGACGGTCACGTTTAGCGAAGTGCCAGATTCAATCATCAAAGTCGACGGTCAGCCTCTGCTGGTGGAGCCATCCCCTCAGCTGCTCGACCACGTTGCAATTTGTGAACAGGGCGTATGGGACAAGCTCCTTGACCCCACCGGTGTTAAATCTGATTCCATACCTAGTGAGGCTGAAAAGATGGACGAGGAAAAATTTGTAGAGTTGTTCAATAAGTGTATGGACGCTCGAATGGCTAAAGCTGATTCAGAGGCAGCAGACCTGAAAGCCAAGGCCGATGCTGAAGAAGCAGCCAAGAAAGAAAAGGCTGATGCTGAGGCAAAAGAGGCCGAAGAGGCGAAAGCCAAAGCTGACGCTGAAGAGAAAGCCGCGAAGGAAAAAGCAGATTCCGAGGCAAAAGAGAAGGCCGATGCTGAAGAGGCAGAGCGTATGGCGAAAGAAAAGGCTGATTCTCAGCTGCGCCAGGAAATCGCCGACCTGCGCTCCCGCATTCCAACTGAGTTGAGCGATGAAGAGCGTAACGAAGTCGCCGATGCGCAGGTGAAGGCTGACAGCGTGTTCTCTTGCTTTGGCAAGCGCGCGCCAGTACCGCTGTCTGGTGAAAAGCCGCTGGCGTATCGCCGCCGCCTGATGATCCAGTTGCAGGAGCATTCGCCTGACTTCAAATCCGTCGACCTGTCCTCCATTGCTGACTCAGCCCTGCTGAGCGTGGCCGAGAAGACCATCTACGCCGACGCGCAGAAATCGGCAAGCCTGTCTGTTGGCCCTGGCATGCTGCGCGAAATTAAACGCGCTGATGCGACCGGTCGCCAGATCAGCACCTTCGAAGGCGATCCTGCTGCCACCTGGGCTCCGTTCCAGTCCGGTAAGCGTCAGGTCACCAGTTTCAACAACCAGGATTAACGGGAGCTCTCAAGCATGGCTAATTTATCTCTTAACCCGATGACAACCACGAACGCGCTGGGTTCCTTCGGTGTGCAGTCCGACGGTTATGTCCAGGGCGTGGCGCTCGATGACCCGGCCAACCGCTTTAATCTGGCTGCAGGCACTGTAGCGGCAACGGAAACCAAACCTCTGTGGGGTGGCCTACCGGTTGCTGAGCTTCTGCCAGGTACCAGTTCAAGCCCGCGCGGATCATACATCCGTCGCGCTGTGTCGGTTGCCGAACTTGAAGGATTCACCGTCTTCAATCAGGCTCACAACGGCCTGACCACTCCGCAGTCTCCGGTCCCGCTGTACGCCTCCGGCATGAGCGTTTCGTTCTACCGCCTGGGTTCTAACATGCGCGTTCCGCTGAAAGCTTCAGCGCAGGTTGTTGCACTGGGCACTTCCGGCGCCTCAGTGAAAACTCCGCTGGCCTGGGATTTTGTGAATAACCAGATCACCACCGCGGCGGCTGCCGGTTTCGCTGGCGCTGATATTGCGACAACCGACGTGACCTATACCGCTGGCGTGGCCACAGCCACCACGGCATCCGCACACGGTCTTACTGCTGGTCAGTACGTGAAAATCAGCGGCGTTGCCCCTGCGGCGTACAACGGCACTATGGTAGTGCTGTCTGTTCCGAGCTCAACGACCTTCACCTACGCACCGGCAACTGCACCAGGCGGCGCTGCAACCACGCAGGGCACCATCGGCGCAGTAACGCTTTCCGACATCACGCTGCCGGTAAAAGTGCTCGCCATCGAATCAGGTAACTCCAAGACTGTCAGCTATGACAGCACGACGGGCTTCCTGACCTGGAATAACACCGACAGCTGCGCGCTGGTCTTACTTTAATCGGGAGCTGAATTAAATGGCTGCAATTACCCCCAGCTACACCATCGTCAATCCGTCGTATATTGCGCCGGAGATGATCATTGGTTACCAGCAGGCATCAGGTGCGTTTGAAACCATCGCCAGCGGTAACCCGCAAGTCCGTCTCGGCGTAGGCGATCAGTACGTCTACATGCGCCGCCTGGATATTCGCACCCAGACCACCTCCAGCCAGTCCGGTAACGGTAACCAGCTGCCGAGCGTGGCGCTGGATGCGAAGATGATTTCAACCCCAACCTACCTGTTCCGCTGCCGTGGTATCTATGATCACCATGACATGGCCGCTGCCGGTAACTGGAACTTTGCACTGCCGGAGGCTCAGCGTCTGGGCATGCGTCAGGGTATTTTCCAGCAGCTGCGCTCAGCTCTGCTGTACGGCATGAACCCTGCTGGTGGTGAAGGTCTGCTGAACACCGCGGGCGCGACCACTGAATCCCTGCCTCCGGACAGCAATAGCAACACTACCGTGTTGACCTATGACCACGGACAGATGGCGGTGTACTTGCTAGGCCACGTACAGGCAGCTCTTACCCGCACCATGCAGTTGGGTCGCCAGCAGCGTGTCGTTATCCTGGGGCCGCAGCGCGTCCTCGGTGCCATGGAGATTCAGCAGATCGTACAGCTCACCTCTTACCAGCGTCCTGGTGGTGGTACTGATACCGTCGGCGGCACTGTGAAAGAAGTGCTGAAAGGCGCAAACGTCCAGGTTGACTGGGTGTATGACGATACCTTGATCGGCGCTGGTGCTGGCGGTACCGACGCTGTGGTGATCACCATCCCTGAGGTCGAAGTGCCAATGGTCAATTCGACCGTGAACACCAACGAATTCGCCAAGCTGACCCCGTCTCTTGCCGCGAACGCGCTGATGTTCACCGACATGGCCGCTCCGCGTGAAATTCCGACGCCGATCGCTGGTGGGGCCATTGATGTTCTTTCCGAAATGCGATCCACCGCAGGCTGGGCAGTTCGTCCGGAAGCAATCACCATCCTGTCCATGGCGTACAGCGCCTGATCCATTCTTTGAAGTGGTTAAGCCTCTGCCGGGGAAACTCAGTAGGGGCTTTTTTACGAGGGTAACCAATGAAACTCTATATCGCTAACACCACCAAGCAGCGCCAGATTTTCGCTTATCGCAAGCTGGAGACCGGCCGCCTTATTCAGATCCCTATTAACCACGGCGATCAGATGATGGTGCTGGATGGCTCAACTGAAGAAGTGGATGCAGTGGTGCAGCATCACCAGGTTTACGGCCTGATTGACTCGACCAAAATCGACCAGAGCCAGGCGTTTGTCGGCCTGTGCTACAGCCTGAATAAGCCTGTATCAGCGTCGGTGATCGAAAAAGCAATCCGCGATAACGATATTCACCTGACCCGTGGTGCCCACGGCCGCCGCCAGGCATCCGTAGCAGCTCTGGATAGCGCGCTGCGTGACAGCGGTACCGGCTATTCCGGAGAGATGGAAGTCAGTGCTGAGCAGGCGAAAGGCCGCGAAGACAGCGAAGACACCCCGACGGTTAACGAAACCATCGTGACTGAAAAATCCGGGAGCAAGAAAAAATGACAACGAGCCTGTCGGGATTCATCGAATTCGTTCGAACTGACATGGGCGTTACCTCCGCACAGGTTCCCGACGACTCGCCGTCTTTCGCTCTGGCATATGGCGGCGCGGTTGAATGGGTAAACCCGGATATTTCGCGCGTAACGCCGAATCTGTACACCGTTGCTGTGTACAACCTTGGCGCATCTTTCCTTGTCAACTACGGCACCGAATCGGTATTCGCTGATTTCAGGAAAGAGTATGGCCTGAACAATTTCAAAGCTGGCGTGATTACCGGTGCTGGTGATAACTCAACGAGCGCGCAACGGCTGGTTCCTGATTTCTTTAAGGACCTTTCTCTGGCTGACCTGCAGATGTTGCAAGACCCATGGGGCCGTCGTTATCTGATGATTGCGCAGCAGTTCGGCAGCTTGTGGGGGATCTCATGATCACCCTGCATCTCGGTGTAATGGATATCCCCTACGAGGACGAGAACACCACCACGGGTGATGTAGCAGAGTTCCTCGAGGGGAAGTACAAAATCATGCAGACGTTTTTTGACCGTCATGGCCAGGACATCGCCACACTGATGGCTGATGACCTGGCTGGTGGTCTGGAAAATATGCTGGCAGGCGCGCCGACGCCGAGAGATCCGTTCGCTGAGTCGATGTCGCGGGTTCATGACCTGTTTGTCGCCTTCCTTGATAACGAAGAGATGAACGGCATTGATGGTGTTCCAACCCGTCGCGCACTACTGGGCATCAGCAAGCGATTCAAGAGTAAAAAAGGTAATCCGAGACCCTCATTTATCGATACCGGAACATACCAGGCAGCGATGCGAGCCTGGGTAAGCGGGGTGCTGAATGCCTTCCCTCAGTGAACTGCAACAAACCGCGAAGACCGAGCTTAATGCCGCTCTGACGCAAGGGCTTGATGACTTAAGCCGCTACGAGGTGGTGACCTTCACCAAGTACATCCGCAAGGTTTTACCGCTGGATGGCTTCGTTTTCTGGGTTAAGGCCTCAGTACTGGCTGATGACCCGGACCCTGCGCCGGATACGAAAAATGTGAAGGGGTTCCTGCACCTGACCACCGAGAGCATTCAGGACGACGAGCAGCTATACGACCGCAACGTGGTGACGTTTACCGCGCAATCGGACATCGACCCGTTCAATGACATTGGCGGCGACGTTCTCTACATCGGTGAATTCTTTGGCATCCAGTTCTCGTTCTCCCGGCGTACTGGGCTGAATGAGTCGGCTGGGCTGTTCCACTATACCGGGGAAGCGATTTTCCCCTACATGCGGTCGCAGATTATCAACTCTGCTGACGATATCGATCTGAATGATGTAGTGGTGTCCAGTTCACTTCCAATCTGGCTGGCACTCAATAAGTTCATGCCTATGTACCCGGCCATGCTGTCGTTGCAGAACCTTACCCCTCCATATGCAACTGTGAAGTGCTCAGACCCTGTTGGTGTGGCCGCAGGCGCTTATCTTGATGACCAGTCCAGTCAGTGGCAGCTCGTTAGTGAAGACGTGACAATTTCTATAACCGGGCTGCGAAACGCAGCGGCAGAAGATTTTCTGGCGTACATCCACCAGTACACCATGGGTGATAGCGCTGAAATGGGGGTGATGAATATTCCTGTGATTCAGGATGATCGTATTACCCAGAACGAGCTGAACATCATCGCGATGCGTAAAACCATCAAATTCAAAATCAACTATTACCAGCAGCGGATGCGAAACGTCGCGCGCCAGGTGATCGCTAAGTCAATTCCGTCCATTTATCCGGAGAGTTAATTAAATGGCAATTGTTAACATCAACGTATCGGTAACCAATCCGCCGAAGCCGTCCCAATTGCTGAAGTCCGGCGCGCTGGTTTCGGTCGGGGGCACCACGCTAACAGCGGGCAGTTACCAGTTACTTTCTACGAAAGACGACCTGAAAAGCATCCTTGCGCCGGAGAAAACCATCACCGCGCTGGCCTGGGCGACGAACGTAGTTACTGTCACGCTCTCAGCTCCGCATGGCTGGACCACTGGCGATACCGTTCCAGTGGTTATCTCTGGGGCTGCGCCAACGGCTTACAACGGTTCCTTCACGGCAACGGTAACCAGTTCAACGGAGTTTACTTATCCGCTCAACTCAGACCCTGGCACAGCGACAGCCATGGGAACGGTAACCACCGTTAGCGCGCTTGAAATCCAGCAGATGAACACCTCGTACTGGGCTCAGGGTACAAACCGTTCCGTGTATGTACTCGAGTTAGGCGGCGTCAGCAATGTTGATGCGATTAAGGCTCTGAGCGATTTTATCGATGAAGATATTGCGCTGGGCAACACTTACCAGACGTTCTTCTCGTACCTTGTGCCGCGTGAGTTTGCTGATGAAGCAACATTCAAAACCCTGACCGGTCTCTATACGTCGCCGAGCTCACTGGTTTACTTCTTTGTGACCACTACTATCGCAAATTATGCCGATTGGGTTGCGACCGCAAACAAATCTGTATGTGCTGGCGTTGAGGCTCCGGCGATTGCCGCAAGCGAGTTCTCCATGGCTGCAGTATTTCAATCATCCCTGTCCAACGACCCTGGCTCCTCGAATCAGGTTCCGCCGATGGCCTGGCGCTTCATGTACGGTGTAACGGAATATCCGCCGGCGGGTAACAGTACGCTGCTGAAAACGCTGCAGGATAACAGCATCAACTATATCGGATCAGCGGCTGAAGGAGGCCTGAGCAACAAGATGCTGGTGGCTGGTCACATGCTGGACGGAAACCCATTCAACTACTGGTATTCGGTTGCCTGGGCTGCCATCAACCTCGAGCTGGATCTGGCGAACGAGGTGATCAACGGCTCCAACACCAACATCAACCCGCTCTATTATGAGCAGGTCGGCATTGACCGCTTGCAGAATCGCGCGCTGAAGACGCTGCGCAATGGCATCAGCTACGGGTTGATTCTGGGCCAGGTGGTGGGCACTAAACTCACTCAGACCGATTTCAACGCGGAATATGAGAAGGGCACTTACGCAGGGAATGCGGTTATCAATGCCGTTCCGTTCTCCAGCTACACCAGCCTTAATCCATCGGATTACCAGGACGGTAAATATAATGGTCTCAGCGCCGTTATGACCCCGCGCCGTGGCTTCGAATCCATCACGTTTAACGTGAACGTAACCAACTTTGTAGGGGCGTAAAAAATGGGAAACCCAATGGTGCCTCAGGGCTTTTTGAACCGCGTCAAAGGGGCTATTTCGGTTACTGATAACCCCAATCTCAACATTACCGCACCATATCTCGGGAAAGAGATGATTAGCCTGCGCCCTGATGGGGTAGCGACAGACATCATCCCAACATCCACCGGTACAGTTGGTAGCCAGGTTCCATATCAGCAGGTGACGCTCACCGCTCATATGCTGAAAACTCAATCCCTCGGTGCGAGCTACCAACAGAAGTTTTTGACCGACACCTCTCTGGGGGAAGTCGTTGTTACTCCTGATGCAACTACGTTCGGTAATTTCACGTTGCAGAACTGCTACCTGGTGAACTTCAACGAGCTCTCTTTCAGCGGTGCTGATGCCGGGTACGTTGTGACGATTTCAGGATATCTGCCGATTAACGACAACATGTGGAACTGACTGTGAAAATTGACCGAAAACTGAACTTTGTCAGCACCGTTATTCGTGAAGATGGAACGCTGCTTTACCTGCACGCCGTACCTCTACCTTACGAGGTGGTCGAGGAAAACTGCGTGCTGTTGGGGGGCATGTTCAATAACTTCTTCTCGATGGTGGGTGGCATTGGCGCACCGCGCGTGGCCGCAATGATGTTGCGCAAAGCGTTAAAAGCCCAGCAGGGGCGAGAGCCCGGTGCTCCGACGATCATTGATGATATGCAGCGTCTTACCACTGTCGTCTGGAATGATGGCGGAGTGTGGAAAACGACACCTTTAGACACCGCATTCAAACAGGGCATTATTTCTCCGGATGAATACCGTGAAGTCGAAGGCGAGGTTGTTTTTTTTATGGTGGCCTCTGCGATTCAGAAAGCGAACTTGATCGCCGCAACGGTGGGACAAGCGCTAGATGCGTACAGTGGTCAGCTTACCTCATTGACCAGTACGGAGTATCGCGATTCTTTACCGACATCGAAAACGGATACCGATACCCAGACCCCGATTCCCCAGCAGGAACTGTCACACATACCCTCCTGACGTGGGCCTCAAATGAAGGCTTCCGCGAGCTCTGCCGTGAATTAGACATGGGCGACTATGAAAGCCCATTGCAGTTCCGGCAGCGCTTCATCCTGGAAGCAATAAAGCAGAAGGGATACTTCAATGGCAGCTAAGGCAATTGTCGATATTGCTGTTAATGACGACAGCTTTAACTCATTTCTCGACAAGTTTAACGGATATAAAAAAGCGGTCGATGAATTGCCAGAGGCCTGGCGAATGTCGTCACGTGGAATCGGTGATTCTGCCAAAGAAACCGAAAAAATGCGTCATAGCATGGATGCTGTCACCAAGGCATTCACTGATGGCGTAGCTTCAATATCCGCACTGAACGGCGGCCTGGACCAGTTAAACCAGAGCCTCGACAAAGCCGGTAAAACACAGTCAGATCTGAATAAGAAAACCAGTGGTGCCAGCAACTTTCTGAGCAAAGCCAGCAAAGACGCCAAAAGCCTGGCCGGGCACCTTAAAGACGCAACTACCAGCCTGTTGTCCTGGGGTAGCATTGTTGGTGTTTTCACTGGGCTGGCTGGCGCAGGTGGTCTGTGGGGTATGAACCGCCTGGCCGGTTCAGCATCGGCCCAGCGCTTCACCGCTATGGGATTGGGGACAACGGCCGGCGGTCTAAACTCTGCGGCGGTGAACTTCCAGAGCGCGCTGGGTAATCCGGTTGGTACTCTGGGAGCTATCCGCGACGCTCAGGCAGATCTCGGTAAACGCTGGACCTTTAACGCCATGGGTGTTGATGCCAACCAGGACCCGACGAAGCTGTTGCCTGAGATGATTAAATCTGCGCGCGATATCTTCGTGAAGAACGGTAGCACCCAGCAGGGGGCAGAGGCGTACGGGTTAACGAACTACTTCACCCTCGATGACCTGAACCGTTTTAAAAAGATGAGCGATGCGGAAATTGACGCAATGGCAAAACTGGCCGCCGTCGATACGCAGAAGCTTCAGGTGTCCGATCGTCAGCTGAAACAGTGGCAGGATTTCAACATCCAGCTCGACCGCAGCAAAGTCAGTATCAGCAACACCTTTATTCGTGGGCTGGCGCCATTAACACCGGAGTTAACCAAGCTTTCCGATGCGTTTTCTGGTGCTATTGATACCGTTCTAAAATCCCCTGAACTGGGTAAATGGATCGATAGTCTGGCAGGTGGCATTCAAAAGTTCGGTAATTATCTCGCTTCGCCTTCGTTCAAGTCTGATGTTGATGCTTTCATGTCCGCAGTGGAAAAGCTGGGCAAGGTCATCATGAGCGTCATCGGGTGGATCACTGGTGATTCTTCATCAGCTTCCAATCTGCAGGCAAACTCTTCTTTTCTCAATAATACCGTAAACACAGATGCTGCTGGAATTCACTACGTGAAAGGTGGACTTAGTGACCCGAACACTCCAGATGCGTCCAAGTGGTTAACCAGAAAGCTATACAGTTGGACAGGAACCGCGCCTACTGAGTATGACCAGTACTTTGAAGAAGCAGCTAAAAAGTATGGTGTTGATGCGAAGATGCTTAAGGCCATAACTGGCGCTGAATCCTCATGGGATCAAAATGCTAAAAGCAAAGCTGGTGCGCTTGGGTTAATGCAGGTAATGCCATTCAATTTCCAGAAAGGTGAAAATCCGTATGACCCGCGCGACAACATTATGGCTGGTGCCCGCGTATATTCCGACGCTCTTCAATGGGAAAGTAAAAACGGTGGTGGGCTTGATGAGGTTCTCCGTTACTACAACAACGGCCGCCGAAGAGGCAGCAAAGAGAACATCAATTATCCAGGTAGAGTACGTGAGCAGTACATGGCGATCTACGGGAAAAGCACTCCCGTCATTGACCCTAACCAGCATGATGCATATTGGCAGCGACAGACAGAAGCTAAAAACAATCAGCTCCTGCAACAAATAGCTGACAACACCAAGGTGGGCAGTAAGGGGATAACTGTAAATAACAATACCGGCGGTAACGCAATTGTTACCAGCACCCAGATTGGGGGGTTCTGATGGCATTTACGCGAGAGTTATATCAGCTTGGCTTCGAGATCTCCCCGGTTATCCTGTGCGAAGGTATTGCGCAGGCGATACCGGGCGGGATGCTTCCTATCGTAGCGCTGACGCAGAGCGCCAGTTTCGTCACAGGGCTATTGAGTGGCGCCAGCAACCTAACCAATATGGATAAGTACTTTTGCCACTGGCGTGCGGCGCAGGGCGGCACAATGCTGGACTATGAAATAGGTCGGTACCCGTTTGCAAACCAGACGGTGGCTGCGAACGCGCTGCTGGCCATGCCTCTTCAAATCTCCCTGATTATGGATGCCCCGGTTAACGAAAACACCGGGACGATGACGAAGCTTGTCACCCTCAGCGCGCTCCAGGCCGCACTGCAAGCCCATGCCAACCTTGGCGGTACATTCATTGTCGCCACGCCAGCGTTGATTTACAGCGGCTGTATTTTGAAGAGCGTCAGAGATGTTACCGGAGGAGGCGGCAGCGATCCCACACCGCAACGCCAATGGCTCTGGAGCTTTGAGCAGCCTCTCGTTAGCGAAGTGCAAGCAGGGCAGGCAGTGAATAGTTACATCAGCAAGATTGATGCCGGCGACGTGACAACCAGTAGCGCCTGGACGAACACCGTAGCTGCACTGGGAAATACTTCGCTTGGCGGTAGTGTTTCTGATGCAGTAACTGGCCTGATCGGGAAATTGAGCGGGACATTCGGCATATGAGTACAGACCTGTATCCCTTTTCAGGGAATGAGAAAACCAGCATGGTTTTCACTCCTGTCCTAGACGGCTCCGTTTATAACTGCCAGATAAAATGGAATATCGCTGGCCAGCGTTGGTACCTGAACGTAACTGATAACTCCGGGGCTCGTCTTCTGACTACCCCGCTGATTGGATCTCCCGTCGGTACTGATATCAACCTTCTATTCGGTGTTTTTTCGTCAACGAAAATGGTGTGGCGTTATCCGAATGCCCAGATAGAGGTGATCAGCTGATGCGGTATTACGACATTAAAATATCCTACCCACCAGATAGCAAAGGTAACCCCGGCAAGCTCTACAAGCAGTACTCCAGTCTGCGCAATGGTGTTTTTAATCCCGGCAATCTCATGGTTGAGTTTGATATCCAGAGATTCGGTGAGTCCACCCCGAAGGGGCAGAGCATTATTACCATCTGGGGAATAAGCCCTCAGGAAATGCAGCAGTCCCGGCAAGATATGTTCGGCATGGTCATCGAAATGTGGGTTGGCATGTCCAAGGGATTGCCTTTGGCGAAGCCTGGTCAGTCTGGATTGGTGATGAAAGGGACCGTATGGCAGGTACTGGGGAACTGGCAGGGAACTGAGCTGAGGATGGATCTTATCGTTACCGCAGGTCCAGTTTCCCCAACTAATCCGGCACCGCTTGCTCCTCTTAACCTAACATTGCCGTGGAATAAGGGAATAAAGTTATCCGTGGCTCTGACTCAGTGCCTTCAGAATCTTGGTGGTTATCGATTCAATATCAGCATCAGTGACCGATTGATCAACAGCTACGATAGCCAGATGATATGCGGCAGTCTGACCGAGCTAGCCAGCCGGCTTAATTCACTAAGCCGCGGGATAATCCAGGATGCCAATTACAGCGGCGTTGAAATCTCTGTCGTTAATGGCAATGAGATACGCGTATTTGATAATGATTTCTCTAATCATTCAGATGGTAGTGAGAAGGGCAGCGCCAACTACCGAAGGAATAATCCAATCCAAATTGAGTTCACTGATCTTGTTGGGCAACCAACATGGGTACAGTTTGGCGTTGTCACGATCCCCTGTGTAATGCGTAGCGATATTCAGGTTGGCGATTACATCCGTATGCCGAAAAAGCTAAGGCCAATGGTCCAGGCTTCCTCTTACTCACAATTCCGTAATGATGCGACATTTTCCGGGGACTTTTTAGTCTCATCAGAGAGATTGCTGGGGAATAGCCGCCAGCCTGATGCTAACTCCTGGGTGACCATTATTGAGGCTCAGCCGGCACCGGAGAATACTTCATCATGAGCACTGAGAAAAAGCTCAGCTTCGCCGGCAATATGAATAATTTTGTGGCGAACAAGATCGCCCAGGCTCAGTTAATGGCTGGGAAGGTTTTGCCGGCCGCCGTTGTAGAACGCAATGGAAACATGGTGGTGATCCAGGTTCTTCTTCGGAATGTACCGTATGTCGTTCCTCACCTGACAGTCCCTCTGTTCGGTCCGGAGTATATCCGCTATCCAATGCAGTCAGGCGATAAAGGAATTCTGATCCCCGCAAATACGTATCTGGGCGGAGTCAGTGGACTCGGTGGTGGTACTGCTGACCTTACGCCGCCGGCAAACCTAAGTGCGCTGACATTCCTCCCAATCAGTAATACGGAGTGGGAGAGTGTCGATCCTAACGTATTGACGATGTACGGGCCGGAAGGTGTGACGCTTCGTGATTCCGGAAGCAACACGACATTCCTTCTTACCCCTGACAGCATCACCATCGTCACGCCAAACCTTTTCAAAGTAACGGTGGGAAGTACGGTGTTTACATTGACGGATGGTTCATGGTCACTAACCGGCAATAGCGGGACTCTGAAGGACAATGATGCCAGCACAAGCCCATCAATAATGCATACCGGATGGCAGCAACTGCTGACATGGGTGAATGCACACGAGCATACAAATGGGAATGGCGGGAGCAACACTGGTGCACCGACAACTCAGTTTAATGGGAGCATCACGCAATGAGGACATACGGACGGGATGAGAACGGAAAGTGGGTGAAAGTGGAAACGGACATCAATGGGTTTAATGATGCTGTCTATCTGACAACACTCATTCAGAACTTAAAACTGGCACCACAGGAATCACCGTTTTTTGCAGAGAACGGGATACCAGCCAACGGTTCAGTAATCCAGCAGATATTACCGACATTTTACGTTAACCGACTTCAGCAGCAATTCAGCCAGTATTTTTCCTCGCTGCAGCTCGCTCTGACAGAGAGCGACCCACCGGCCTACACTATTTCAGCCATTACGAACTCGGGCTCAAAAATTATAACGCAGGTATCCGTATGAGTGATTTAACGGTCATTTATGATGAATCTGGTCCGGTCCCGCAAACCGCCGAAGAATTGCGGGACAAAATTGTTTCGCTGGCCACTGGAATGTCTCCGGGGATTACGACTGATCTCCCAGGTTCATTAATAGAGGATATTGTCAGCACCAGCACTGGTGCCGCGATTGTCTGCGACCAGGCCCGCGTAGATCTCCTTAACTCAGTCGGCCCGTTAGGCGCCAATATCTCACTTTTGAACTTGCTGTCGCAGCAATATGGCGTTCCCGGACAAAAAAATGACGGTTTAACGACGGTTCCAGTATCGTTTACTGGTCCGGCCGGGTTCGCGATTCCACAGGGGTTCCTGGTTTCGGATGGAAATTATCAGTACGCATTGGATGATGCGACGATCATTCCGTCATCAGGCACTACATCACCAGTAACCTGTAATGCTACCGTGAGTGGAGTATGGGCCGTTCCCGTAGGTACGGTAACCAATATTGCTACGAGTTTGCCTGCAGATATAACTCTGACCTGCACAAACCTAACTGCTGGCGTACCTGGAAGTGAAACAGAAACCGTTCCTGAATTCCGCGCTCGAGTGTGGGATGCTGGAATGAAGACTGTTCAGGGATATCCTGGTTTTATCCGGACCGAACTCAACGCTGTAGAAAACATTTTGGCCAGACTAACCTCTGTCGTCCAGGATGGCGAGCATTGGGTGATCATGTGCGGCGGCGGAGACATCTATTCAATGGCTGGCGCCATCTACAAATCAGCGGGTGACATTAGCCGGTTGAAAGGTAGCACCTTGAGTGTGACGGGAATCAGCAATGCTAGTCCGGGCGTCGTGACGACTGATTTAACTCACGGCTTCACCTCGGGGCAGATTGCCAGAATCACCGGAGCGAATGGTATATCTGGCGTGAATGATGTCGACCTGACGGTTGCTGTGATTTCCCCACACACCTTCTCGATCGGTATTGATACCAGCAGCTCTGGAACCTGGACGAGCGGCGGGGAGGTTACGCCAAATCTAAGAAATCAGACGGTAACGATTAATGACTGGCCTGATAATTACGCAATTCCTTTCGTAACGCCATTACAGCAACTGGTTACGATAACGTATCAATGGCGCACTGAAGGTGTGAACTATCTGACGGATGCGACCATTTTGTCTTTGGTTTCTACGCCGACAATCAATTACATCAACGGAATATATTCAGGTAAGCCTTTAAACATTAATACGCTCAAGGATGTTTTTCTTGACGCTGTTAATAGCACACTTAATAAAGACCTGTTTAGTGTTCTTAATGTTGTTGTGACAGTTAACGGAACAATTACGGATGTTGATGCCAATACCAATATCATTAGTGGTGACCCATACAGTTACTGGTTTATTCCTGATGATGGGGTTTATGTTTCCGGAGCATAATGATGCTTGAAGATATTATCCGCGCTTATCTTTACACCCAGTATAACGATGATGAAAACCTGCAAGCATTTGTTGACGCGTACAACACCGTAGCAAAAGGTGTGTATGACTGGATGGTCAATGCTAACCTTCCTGTATTTATTGGCCCTTATAATTCTGGCGACCAGCTGAAATGGATTGCAGCGGGTATCTATGGCGTAAGCCCGCCAATACTTATCAGCTCGAAGCAGAATATCTACGGGCCATATAACGCATTAACCTTCAACACGATTGCGTTTAACGGAAGGAAGGTTGTAGACCAATCTGAACAGGTTGTAGCATCAGACGACTTGTTTAAGCGGGTGATGACATGGAATTTCTACAAAGGTGATGGGTTCTACTTCACTATTCCATGGCTTAAGCGACGCGTGTTACGGTTCCTGACTGGTGTTGATGGAGTTGATGTTGTTAACGATCAGCGCTGGAGCATATCTGTGCTGTTCTCCTCATCCGGAGCGACAATCTCAATCATCAAAGGATACCGAAAGCTTACTGATTCAGCGATTTTCAATGCCAGCGCATTCAATACTCGCGCCTTTAACCAGAAGAGTAGTGTTCTGATTAAAAGCACGGAGTACGAGTATGCAGCGTTGTTTAAGCAGGCCTTTGATAGCGGTCTGCTGCATATGCCGTTCTACCAGCCAGTTACTGTAACTATCGTTGGTTGAAGTTGTGACGGTACGGTGTAAGATTTACTCACAATCCATTGCGCGTTAGGGAAGAAAATGAAAGGTTTATGCGGGGTGATTTTTTCATGCATGGTGCTAGTTGGTTGTGCTGACCCATCAATTCAGAAGCAGAGAGACATTTTAGTCTCAAGGGCCCCATCAGATTACGCTGTAAATGGTAGTAATAAACCACTAAGAATGAAGGATATCAGGGAGCAGTTGGTTTCTAATGGATGGGAAACTAATGACTTTATAAAAAGACTTACTGATAAGTGCTATCACTTGTCTTATTATAATTCAGGAAGTTGTGCTCTTGATTTTTATTACGGTGAATTGCTAACTAGAAAGTCTGAAAAACAAAGCGCCGTTTGCGATAAAAATGAAGAGTGCGTTAGGAATAGGAATGTTGAGACAGCATCACAATCTCTTAATGCTACATATTATCTCGTAATGGCAAGAAACCAATACGATCAGTCATGGTTTGATTTAAACATCAGATCTCTATGTAAATCCGCAGGGGTGGCTCAGCGCAATGGGATTTCCTTGGATAAAATAAAATATGATGTTGAGCAGCAGCCTGGATTATCTCCAGAGGTTAGAGGGCAATTCAGGGATGTTGCTGTCGCTTGTTGGGTATTGAGTAAAAATGGTATCCAAGATGGTACAACCGCCATTAAAAATATTTATTGATAGATAGCCCACTCGGGTGGGATTTTTGATACCAAGACCTCGCTCCGGCGGGGTTTTTTATTACCTAAATTTCAGGAGGACAAATGTCCTTAACCTTACTGGCATCAAACAATGCCTCAACAGTACTGGCTTCGTCAATAAACGCTAGCGCCACGACGCTTACGGTAAACACTGGTGCAGGTAGTTTATTCCCCAGCCCGGTAGCGGGAACCAGTTTCTTCAAGCTAACTCTCATCGACGCGGCGACAGGGCAGTTAACAGAGATTGTACACGTCACAGCCAGAACTGGCGACGTGATGACGATTGAACGAGCGCAAGAGGGAACCGCTGCGCGAGTATGGTCAGCGAACGATATTGCCGCCAACATGATGACGGCCGGCACGCTGTCTTACATTTTGGAAAGCTTCCAGCCCATCGACACCACGCTGACAGCATTGGCGGCATTAATTGGCGCTGCTGACAAACTGCCGTACTTCAACGGGCCAGACACCGCTGCGCTTACACCTCTGACTACTGTAGGCCGAGACATTATCGGTAAAAGCACTATTGCTGACATTCTCACATACCTTGGTCTGAATGAAATTGCAAAGGCAGGCGTTGGGACGGGCTTTCTGTCGGGCAACGGATACATGAAAATCCCGTTGATAATCTCAGGGCTCAAGGTGGAAGGCATCATTCAGTGGGGAACCGCACTTGTAACCGCAAAGACGACAGCCGGACAGGGAACAACCTATATTTCTTTCCCTGTAAAATTCCCCTCATCCTGCCTTCAGGTCGTCGCAACACATGATGACCCCGACGGTGCTAACGCATTATTTTCCGTGGGTTCCTTAGGGAGTGGTGGTTTTTGGGCTTCTGCATACAAGCTATCTGTAAATGGCGCAGGTAATGCAGTTGTCGCTATCGCCGGCAGCGCGACGCTTCGCTACATCGCAATTGGGTATTAATATGAACAAAATCTACTGGGATGCCGAAACATCATCTTTTTACAATTCAGATGTGAATAAAGATATTCCGACATCTGCGATTGAAATCACCCATGATAATTGGTCAGAACTACTCGACGGGCAAGCCAGGGGGAGTATTAAAACAGGGAGTGATGGTAAACCATATATAGCCGAGTTCGACACGAGCCAGAATGTTATCAATGAAGCTGCGGCAACGCGTGAACATCTGCTGTCGGTCGCAAGTAGCAAGATAAACTGGCTTCAGGACGCAGTTGAGCTTGGCATCGCGACGGAAGATGAATCAGCCGAATTATTGGAGTGGAGAAAGTACCGGGTGCTGCTGATGCGTGTTGATACCAGCAAGGCACCAGATATCGAGTGGCCTACACTACCGGGGGAGTTGGCCAGTTAATATCAGGGGCGCTTGCTGCATCAATAGCATCAAGCGCATCAATGTAATCCAGAGTGACGTTCAACTGCTGTTTTTCTGAATCAGTTAGATTGCGACCAGCCTGTAATTTCAATTGAATAATACTGATTGACCGCGTTGCGCTATCTATCAGTGACTGGCGGTTTTGCTCAGCGAGACTCACCAATACGTCATGAGTTGGCGCAGGGATATCAATCCACTCTGGCTTACCAGCGGCGGATACCAGAACTTTACCAACAGGCGCGGTGCCTGTGAATTCTGCAAACTCGTCGTCAGTTACCTCCACGAATTTATCAGGCCACGTTCCGGCTTTTTCGTAATCAGCTTTATCAGCCACGCGATAAAACGAATTGAGTACTGCGGGTGAATACTTATCGTTTTGATCGCAAAAAATATAGTTTTTCATTTATCTATCTCCCGAGCGCATAGGCGGAAATTGACGCAGCAACAGGGCCAACCCCACCACCGATGGTGATTGCCCTGGCATGGCCCGCAACGTGATCAACAGCAGATAAATTGATATTGGCGTTAATCACACTGAGCTGATTTTGAGCGCTAACTGGCAGCCTGTCGGCCGCCCAGCAGAATAATATTTCGCTGGGAAACGGCGTATCAAAATTCAGACTAAACCAGCCGTTAGAATCTGCATTACCATTCACGGCCTTCAAAATTAAACCGTTAGGCAGTTTCGTAGTGAGCTTTCTTGAGCTCAAATCTCCTGTGACCGTTAACGGGAAACTGGACATATCGGGAATCTGATTTTCACCGGTTCCCACAGCCCGTTTTGCCGCCTCTCCCAAACCAACCTTTAAGAAAATGCATAATTTCCATTCGGATGGCATGATCCCGGCTTTTTGCGGGAGGGAAATTCGTGTTAATTGGCTATGTCAGAGTGTCAACAAATGACCAGAACACCGCATTACAACGAAATGCGCTTGAGTGCGCAGGATGTGAACTGATTTTCGAGGATAAGATCAGTGGAAGAACCTCGGACAGACCGGGGCTTAAGCGGGTGCTCAAGACGTTAGGCGAGGGCGACACGCTGGTTGTCTGGAAGCTTGACCGCCTCGGTCGCAGTATGCGGCACCTGGTGGTGCTGGTAGAGGAGCTACGGGAGCGCGGGATTAACTTTCGCAGCCTGACGGACAGTATCGACACCAGTACGCCGATGGGTAGATTTTTCTTTCACGTCATGGGTGCACTGGCCGAGATGGAAAGAGAACTGATCGTTGAACGTACCAGGGCTGGTTTAGCAGCTGCACGTGCAGAGGGTAGGGTTGGTGGTCGACGGCCAAAGTTCAGCCAGGATGAGTGGGCGCAGATGGGGAGACTGATAGAAGGCGGAATGGACAGAAAGCAGGTAGCAATCATTTTCGATGCTGGCGTTTCGACACTGTACAAGAAATTTCCGGCAGGTAGTTAA